CTGGATTAGTCAAGCTATCCAGGGAGTTAGGATAATTGGTAGCCATATCCCTCCTATTATACCGCTATTCGATTTCTGAGTTATTTGCTTCTTTGAGTATCTCGTTGGCCAAAATGAGGGCGGATTTATAGAACTTTAAGTCAGGTTTAGGATCTAGACTTTGAAGTATCTTTATATCTTCCGCCAAATCTTTTAGGAAATCTGAGAGTGGACCTTCGATAGATAAAGCAGCACCTAAAATTATATCATTAATTCCAAATGGTGGTGGAAGTATTTGATCTGACATTATACAAAGTGTTTGACTAAAGCGGCGGTGGCCAGAATTGACCAACCGACATTAAAGTAAATAATAGTAGGCAATGTCTTAATAGTTGAAGTAAGCACAAGAGTTAAACTTGAAGCCAGCGCAAATATGTATAGCCACCAAAATTGAACTCCAAACAATAGGCCTGGAAATATAATTACGAGCTTTGTAGAAAATGCCCAGAACTCTATAATATTAGTTTTATTCCAGTATTCTCGCTTGCCTAATTGCTTAGTTACTTCTACTATCTCTTTAGGCTTTATCATTATGGATATTTTCTTTTAGCCATTGATACATTGTAGGTGAAGCATCTGCTTCTTCCTGCCAAAGTTTACGGAATATCTCCCATGTTGACCAAGTATTCTTGCAATAATCGTAATAATCCACTCTATCATAATGCTTCCATCTATCTACAGTTTCTGCTGTTACTGGGAAATAATTAAGTCCTGTTGCAATACAGTGGATTCCGCCAACCCCATCATATCTTTGACGATTAATATGAATATCTGCCATATCATTAAAGCCAACAACCATAGATGGATTTAGATCTGGAAGATCTGGCTGGAATACCTTGTCTGTAATATCTTGCCAATACTTCGTGTCTGTTCTATTTGAAAGAGCATAGTGTTGGGCAACAAATTCTTTAAATCCTAGATATTGACGACGTGTAGTCATATTATAAACATCACGGTCTGTTTGTGTTACCGTTCCACGGCTTAATGTCTTTACAAGCTTATCCAAGAACTCATGAACTGTGAATAGCCCATTAGATTCTAAAGGTTCGATGAATCCAGCAGCAAATCCAATAGCAACAACATTCTTAACAAATGTGCGCTTATGAATTCCGACACGGAATTTAATATGCTTATACTCATAAGAATCAACATCACGATTTGGATCATGAACAGTCATTTTATCTGAGCGCAGGTGATCTTTAAATTCCTGCAAGGCTTCTTCTGGTGTTATATACTTGTCGCTAAATACATACCCTGTTCCAATACGTTCCCATGAAGGAATATTCCATACCCAACCATGACCGATAGCGGTGCAATTGGTGTATGGCTCCATTTCTTTCTCAATATCTGTATACGGGATACGTGTAGCCCATGCGCTATTATTTGGAAGCATATGAGAGAAATCATCCCATTGCTCTCCTAGAGCGCCTTCAAGGAGCATTGATTTAAATCCTGTACAATCAATAAATAGATCTGCTGTAATCTTAGTGCCGTCAGATATTGTTACGCTTTCAATTCCCGCCTCATTTGTAGTAACATCTGTTACGGTTGAAGGAATTACTGTAACTCCACGAGGAATGCAATAGTTATTCTTTAGCCATTGACCAAACTTAGTAGCATCAAAGTGATAAGCAACATCTTGCTTGAAGTTAAAGTTACCTAGTTTACCTGATTCATTCCAAGATAGCTTATTCTGTTCCGCTAATGTAAGAGCGGGGAAAAATGTACGAGCATAATCTGCTACATCTAATTCTGGGAATTTAGCTTTCTTTACATACCAATCATTAAGACCATTAACTGTTCCGTCTAAAAATACTTTGCCAAATGGATAATGGAATCCGCCTGCATCCTTTTTATAAAAATCTGTAAACTTAATAGACATTTTATATACGGCATCTGTTGCTGGCATAAAATCTTTTTCGTCAATGCCAATCCAGTTTGCCCATCCCGTAATTCCTCCAAGCGTTGATTCTCCAACGCCAATGATCGGATAATCGGGGGATTCAATAACCACAATTTCCTTATCTGGAAATGCTCTAATCATAGATGCTGCTGACATCCATCCAGCGGAGCCTCCGCCAACGATGACTATCTTATTTAAATTAATCATTATCTACCTATCTGAGAGGGTGGGAACCATGTAACAATTACAAATTTATCATTACTAACTGGAGTTTTTGCTCCGTGTAAGTATGGATAATTTCCTGGAAATAAAACTAGTGTGCCAGCTTTTGGTTTTACTGAAATATCAAAATTTACAAAATGAGTTTCTCCGCCTTCTTCTACATCATTAAGATAAAGTAGGGCTGCAGCAACTCTTGGAGAAAGATCGTTATGATCTACATGTGGAATATAAAATCCTTCTCCCGCTTTATAATGAAGCATTCCAATAGGTTCTAGGCCGCCGAATGCAAATTCGTTTTCTTTTGCATATTGATTCATATATTTAAATATTAAAGAACCAATTTCAAACCATTCTAAAGGATGTTCGAAACCTACATTTAGTTGTGCAACACGATTATTTCTTACATCAGACTTTAATTTAACGTCTTCTGGATTTCCAGAATCGTGTACTTTTGCATCTCGCCATTCACAATTTTTTAAAGCTAGGTCTATGTATTTTTGAGGATTTTCTAATACATTTTCGTAGACACATATGCCAGGCGCTACATATTTTCCTTCTTTTAAATTATTCATAACCATCTATTCTGCTAGTTTTAACAGTATTTTACTATTAAAATTAAAATGTCTTTATTTAATAATTATACTATTTATAGAGACATTTTGTCAATATATTTTATAGATCTATATTTATTGATTCTAGTTTAATCCAAGATTGATTATCTTCATCCCAAGTATATGCTGAACCGTCAGATGGCTTGTCTCCTGCTGGAGAAACCCACTCTAAAGATTCTTCATCCAAGGACCAGGATGGATATGGTTTTGCATGTATAAACTTATTTTTTTCCTTATTATATGTCATACCAATAGATCCTAATCCTGTAGAATCAGTACACTCAATAAAAGTACCTGGGATACTTATAATAAAAGAATCTGATGCAAGTATAGTATTAATTACTTTATTATTAATATCAATTTCTGCCCATGTTTTCATGCTATATAATACCTCACAACTACTATTCCTTGTCCGCCGCCAGATGCATTATTTGATGGTCCATTGTGTGCACCATGACCTCCTGATCCATAACCACCAGGATTACCTCCGTGTCCATTATTTGGAGAATGAGTTCCGCCTCCGCCTCCAGGAGCATAGGTGACATTGGAGCCAGTTATATTTGAAACATGTCCAGCTCCGCCATCTCCTCCATGAGATCCTGATCCATCAGATCCTACTGCTCCAGCTCCTCCTCCGCCTCCACCAGCGTGACTTCCACCAAGGCCTCCGCCACGATGTCCGCCAACATAAGAAGCGGTTCCAGATTGTGTTCCAAATCCTGCTGTAACTTTTGAATAATGTGCGCTTCCAGAAGATATTCCGTCTGAGTATGTTTGTCTAGAGTGTCCATTTGATCCGCCACCATTTGCACCCTGGTCTGCTCCAGTCCATCTAGAGCCTCCAGAGCCTCCAGTTCCGCCAATTGCGTAAACATTTCCAAAATATGTTGCGCCACCGTTGTATCCATGGGTGTTGTCATGGCCTCCAGCAGTACCAATTGTAATTGCAGTTGTTCCTACTGCCTGATATCCATTTAACTTAATAACTGCTCCGCCACCGCCGCCACCGCCAGCATGATGTCCACCACCAGATCCTCCACAACCTACAATTAATGCATCTACTAGTGGTAATGCAGATGTTGGCAAAACAAAGTTTCCAGATGTTGTAATAGTAGATGGGAAAGATGCAAAGCCTGCAAATGGGTTTGCAAAAACTGTTGTTGATTTTACTGCTGCTTTAAATAATGAAATATAGTCATTTGCTGGGGCTATAATATTAATTGTATTAAAAGAGTGTGCAACATTAACAACTTTATTTAAAGCACCGCCTGTAGTTGTTGCACCAACAAAATATACATAACCTGAGTTAGCAAGATTTGATGTTACTACGTAGTTTCCTGCAGCTCCTGCTTGTGCCCATGATCTGTTGTATGTTTCCATGCGAATAGAAGCTATATAACTAAATCCTGGAGTTCCTCCGCCACCTGATGGTACAAATGCTTGAATTCCCATTATGCATCAATCTCCGTTCCAAATACTGAAAATGTTACTAATCCTGACGAAGATCTTACAGTTAATCTATCGTCTGTATTCATTGTTATTCCAAGATTTAAAGCAACAGACATATTTGAATCAACTTGTACATCATATGCAATATACATATCATCTGTTAATGTTGCATTATCTGGGCGAACAGCAATTCTATATGTTGCTGAATTTGAATCTCTATTTGCTACTACAATTGAGCTTACAACAGCATCTTTAGTTCCACTTACTTGATAAATATCCCATTCTGTGTTTGCTGCTGGGGACTTTTGTCCTAATACCTTATAACGAATTGCCATTTTTTATACTCCTGCCAATAGGAAGGGATGAATTGTTGATCCCGCTCCTGAAATTTGATTAAGTGCTGAATCTCTCGCTGTTGTGATTGCACCTAAAGCAGAAGTTCTCTCTGAGTTAACATCTGCTACTGATGCTGATCTAGATGATTCTAGATCTGCTAAAGATGTAGTTCTTTTTGTTTCTAGTTCTGTGATCTTTGCTGCTGTAGCATCAACTATGTCATCTACTCCAAGTAGAGTACCAAGTTCTCCCAAAGCCTTTGCCATGTAAATCATGTCTTGAGATGTTGTGGCTGCGGCAACCATGGTAGTCATCTTGGTCTTCATGGCCTCGATTTGAGTGTTTAAGCTGTTATATGCAGTCATTCATTATCACCTTCGTAAAGTATAGCATAGTTCTTTTTAAATACCCAGCCCTAATTCTAGGCTTACGATACGGGCATCAAACTGATTTACCGTATTTGTAAGGTTGGTTACTGAGGTATTTAAATTAGAAACATTTGTATTTGTAGTGCTTAGGGAATTTGTTATTGTACCTGAAAAATTAGCGTCATCCCCTAAAGCCGCCGCCAGTTCGTTAAGGGTGTTAAGGGCTGTTGGGGCCCCGTCAACAAGGTTTCCTAGCTGAGTTAGTGGTACTTGCCCGTTTGAGTCCAAAGTGGCAATACCGTCTGCGTTTCCTACATCTGCCTGCAAGGCATAGGTTATATCTGAGGTATTTGATAAATTTGTTACGGCTGTATCGACATATGCCTGTGTAGCCAATAACGCTGTATTGGCTATTCCATGAATATTAGTGGTTACAGAAGAGTGTGTTGAAACTGCCGTATCAGAATAAGTCTTTGTTGCAAGGGCGGCGGTATCAGCAATACCATGAACATTTGTAGTTTGTGAATTATGTGTGGATATAGCAGAAGTTAAATCTGTTGCTAGTAGGTTAGCAAATTGTAATTGAGACCAAGTCTGTAAAACTCCACCAACTTTTTTACCAATCTTAAACTTATTTAAAGTTGTATCTACACCAATTTCGCCTTCTTCAAGCGTAGGGTTATATATATCCCAATTTGCTGTGATGTCTCTACGAAGTTTAAATGTTACATTCATTGTACTCATGCTGGGTTTGCGTCTCCTCCATCATAAGATACTCCAGAAGCCTGTCCTGTTGTTACAACTGCTCCATCGTATGAATGTAGATGATCAAATACAACTGCTGGATCTGTAAATAAAGCCCACTTTATTCCGTCCCATTTCCAACGAATACCACTACTTGTAAAAGTTTGGTTTAGTGTAGGATTGGCTGGGAATATCGTAGTCATAATGATATTATACCCTAGCTGCGTATGAAGGAACCGATACCTGAGTTTGAGTTTCAGCTATTAAATAATAATTGCTGTTTTGTGTATAGTGTGCATATTGTGTAGCGCTTCCTGGGTTATATGCAACAGAAATAACTGGTGTGGGAGCCCAATACTGTGGTGAGTATGAAGCGGTTGGAAGGAATCCTTGATTTGCACCTGCATTCACATATGCTGCCTTTGAATACTTCTTACCAAACTGATCATATAAATGAGTAGCATCTTCAGTATAGATACGACCATTCATATTTCCAAGTGTATGGAATGTTTCTCCCTTTGAAAGGTTTGTATTCTTGAAATTCTTTAGAGTTGTGTATGTATCTGTGACTGGATCGTACTTGCCTAGCCAGTAATCAAATAATACTTCTGAGCCCTTATCCACCGCATTATATCTAGCGCCTGAGATATAGATCTTGCCTTCAAATGAGAAGATAAATGTTTTATCGGCGGATACTGAAGGGAATCCAGTCATCTTAGCAATAGGAGACCATGTATTTGTAGAGCCATTCCATTTAAATGCTAAATTACCAAAGTAATGTGATGTTGGAACATTTGAAACTTCTTGGTAGTGTGTACCAAATGTATAAACATTTCCATCTCCAGGAGCACACATAAGAATATTCATTGTATTAATTGAATCTGGGTATGCCGCCTTTGCAGTCTTTGTAAATGAAGATGTTGTCATATTTGTTTCTTCAAATGTTGTATACATAGTTTGGCTGTGTGATTGTACTCCGCCTGCTGAATTATATACTCCACCTCCAATTGTATAAAGTTTATTATTTACATAATCAAAAGCATATGATGCCCCACGATAATTGTTTGAGTTTAAATCTACTGAGGCCATGCTTGAAGCATTTACAACTTTGCCTGCATAGTATACGTTGTTAGAAACATTATACTTTGAGTAAGACCATACATAATCTGTCCCGCCAATATTTCTGCAAGTTGTAGCATCTTTTAGCTCTGTTGCAGCAACTGTAGGGATTGTTGGGGTTGGGCTGGTATTAGTATTTGAGATTAGACCAGATGCAACTACAGCATTTGAATTTGCTGGCCATGAAATATAATGGTTGTCGCTAACCAATACTATTTTAGCAAATGGTTTAGATGGATTAAAGTTAAAGTTTACAGAAAAGTCGGGATCTACAAAAGATGAATCTATAATTGCTCCATCTCCATCTAGCAAATTAATATATTTTACGTTTGATGGGGCTGTCCCAGTAAATGTAAGTGTATAAATACCAGCACTTACAAGCATTCCTACGTTAAGAATAAATATTTGTTGATTTACGGCAGATGAAGTTGATGGAGCCTTAAACGTCAAATTACCGCCAAGGGCGGGCAAAGAGTTTTTGGAGACTAGATCCAATGTTACTGCCATTTATATCTCCTTATTAAGAAACTTTAATCCAAACTTGGTCTTCTTCGTTCCAGCTATAAAAACCGTCAGATGGTTTTTCTGTTGGAGCCTCCCAAATTCCACTGATATTATTTAATGTCCAGGATTCATATGGTTTGGGTGTTATAAACTTATTTATTTCTGAACTGTATGTATCGCCTATTCTTGCAACATTTGTTTCTTCTGTTATTTCAATATGTAATCCACTTTGTGTGTTAAGTTCAGATTCTTCTCCAACAACTATATTTACAACAGTATTATCAATAATTTTTGCATAATTTTTCATGATATAAAGTACCTCGCTTCAACTACTCCATTTGTACCATTTGTATATCCTGAACCCTGATGACCAGCACCTCTTCCCCCAGAGCCATAATACTGACTATAAGTAACTCCAAAACTTTGTGGATTATTGGTATTGGCACGACCACCATCTCCTCCATGTGAATAATAGGTTGCATTTCCACTAATATCAGAAACGTGACCAATTCCTCCTACTCCATAAGTAGAAGTTGTACCAGCGCCACCTGCTGCACCTCCGCCTCCGCCGCCGCCACCAGCAGATTGTTGTGTATCAGCACCAGCACTAGAACCTCCGTTGTGACCGCCATAATATGCTGGAGTTCCTACTGTTCCAAGTCCTGTTCCAGATGTCTGTACCGTTCCAGATCCACCAGTAGATGTACCTCTATGTCCAGGAGCTCCTCCACCATTTGCGCCGTTTCCAGCATTATAGCTATGGTCCCCACCAAAACCTCCACCTATTGCATAAACGTTACCAAAATATGTTGTGCCGCCTTGCCCTTGGTGAGATGATCCTCCTCCAATAGTTATTGCTGGACTTCCAGTTCCAGGAAATCCTGTTAACCTTATAATTCCACCACCGCCGCCGCCTGCGCCACAGTGTGTATGCCCACCACCTGCGCCACCGCCAACAACTAATAAATTTATTAATGGAGTTGCAGTTGATGGCAATGAAAAAGTACCATTTCCAGTATGTCTTAAACCAAAAGAAGATCTATTAAATTGAAAATATGCAGTAATCGCATCCGCTCCAAGTGCAGTTTTACCAATCGATGGGTCTGCATCAAATGGGTTATTATAAACAGTTGTTGTTTTAACTTTTGCTTTATATAAACAAGCCATGTCATTTGTTGATCCAATAATATCTATTCTTGTAAAAGCATGAGTAATATTTCCTACACGATTCATTGGAAGTCCAGTACTTACTCCATTTCCAACAAAATATATGTAACCAGTTTCCTGATTTGCAGAATACATTGCATAAATTCCAGCTGTTCCTGCCTGTGCCCATGAACGATTATATGTAGATAGATGAACTGCTCCTATAAAAGTCATATTTGGTAATCCACCGCCGCCTGCAGATGTTGGGATAGTATTAAATCCTGGCATTATACGTCAACCTCCGAACCAAATAGATTAAAAGCAATTGATGTAGATGGTGCATATATTTCTACACGATCATCTGCCGAAAGAGTTAGAGAGAGTTGTAGTGCTTGTGAAACTCCACCAGCTGCTGCTGTGTCATATACGATGTACTGCTTATCATTAGCAGCCTCATTTGCCTTACGAATGCGAACACGATATAGAATATCATCCGCTGTTAGATTTGCCACTGTCAGAGATGAGCAAACTGCTTGTTTCCCTGATGGGCATGGATAAAGTTGTGTCCAGGTATTTACTGCCGATGGCACAACCTGTCCTAAAATTTTATAATTAATTGCCATACTACATCATACTCCCTATAAATAATACATTGAAATTTGCTGAAGCACCAGCAATTTGATTCATTGCAGAGTCCTTCAAAGTTGTAATTGCTCCTAATGCGCTTGTACGTTCTAAGTTTACATCCGCTACAGATGAAGATCTAGCAGATTCGATAGATGCCAATGAAGTTGTGGTTGTTGTATTAATCTGCGTAATTTTATCTGCAGTTGCTCCAACAATATCTGTAACTCCAAGCATCCCGCCAAGTGTTTCTAGCGCTGATGCTAGATAAACAAGATCCTGTGCTGTGTATGTGCTTGCAGCAACGGATGCCGCAATCTCAGACTTAATCGCATTAATTTCTGTTGCTAACGATGTGTAATCTGGCACTTTACATCAACTCCATCTTGTTCATTTTGAGTGCCATGGCTATTTGGTATCCCATTTTTTGCCATCCACCCTTAGTGTACTGCTCCAGTGTATCATGAGTTGTATTAAAAAACAGGTCTCCATGAGCTGGATTTTGTGGTCTTTCAGTAATTTCTCCTACTGGTATAGAAGATGCGGGAGCTGTAGCAGAGACCACGGTAGAAGAATTTGCTGTTCTTATACTCATCCTACTTCTACTCCTGATATATGAAATTTAACTGAGGTGGAGGAGGCTAAACCTTTTATTGTTTCTCCCGCTGCCAAAACAGTTTTAGTATCAATTATCATTGTATCATTTGCCGTTACTGTAACGCCAGATAAATATTCAACATCATTAAATAATACTGTTGCTGTTACTGCAGAGGCTGTTGGGTTTGTAATTGATATACTTGTGATAATAGCCGTTTTACCCGCTCCTACCGTCGCTAATGTGGCGGAGGTAGTAGAGGCTGATGCCCTGACAAATTGCTTAGGTAAATTAGCCATGATCCTCCCTACATTACTCCCATTATTATATCAATTTCTGTGTCTAGGACAGCATTAGAAACATTTGTTATGCCATTATAGACATTTGTTGTGAAATTAGCGTCATTTCCAATAGCAGTAGCCAGCTCGTTTAGCGTATCTAAAACTGCTGGCGCACCATTTATTAGATTTCCTAATTGGGTTATTGGCACGTACCCATTTGAATCTAATGTTGCAACGCCGTCTACGTTACCCAAATCTGAAATTGGGACATAGGTTTGGTCTGACGTATTGGAGAGATTATTGACTGCTGTATCCACATATGATGAGACGGCGTCTAAAGCTCTTTGATTTGTAAAATATAAATTTGTACCTTCTGTTAAACCTGTTGTAGTTTTTGCAGAAAAGTCTGTATTGAAATTAGTGCTTGTATATGGATTAGCCCAAGTTAAATCATAATCGGCTGAAGATGCTTTTACAGGAATTTGACCAGTTGCTCCACCTGTTGGAACACCAGGTCCTTCTGGTCCTACTGGACCAAAAGAAATTTCTACCCAATATGTTCCATCGTATGTATAAAAGTGTGGATCAACGTTGTTATACCAAAGATCACCTTCAGATGCTGATGCTGGAGGATTAGTACCAATTGATACTGCCGCTCCACCACTTGCGCCTACCTCTACCCAACCAGTAGCTGTGTATACTCTTAAATTATTTGTAGTTGTATTTAAGTATACATCTCCAAGTCTTGGACTTGAAGGATCAGTCGCTAAACTGACTGTATTAAGGGAGACTAATCTTTTTACAGACACCTATTTCCCCCTTAACCTACAATAACTACTTTATATGCTCCAGATGCGGGTGCGGTTGCAAAACCAATTGTTACGACTGAAGTAGATGTTCTTGTGACATCTGTCTCAACTGTTTGATCAGTTGTTGAGTCATAAACCTGAACTGTTACATCTTTTGTTCCTAGGTTATGAGTAACTGCAATCGCTGTTGCTGCACCGTCTCCTATTGTTGTAACAAATTTACGTGCAATTGAATGATAGTTTGTGCCATCATTTGTCAATCCCCATGTAGTTGCTGCTTGGCTAGAACCAGCAGACTCTCTCCATAGAATTTCGACATCTGCGGCGTCTCCACGCTCAACACGAATTCCAGCGCTTGTGGTTGGAGTTCCAGTAAAGTTTGTATTTAAGTTAATCTTGTTATCGACAATATTAACTTCTGTTGTATTTACTGAATTAATTGTTCCAGTAACATTCAAGTTACCGCCAACCAAGAGGTCGTTGGTAATTGTTACGTTATCTGGCAATCCAATTGTTACGCTAGTACCTTCACCAGATGTAGGTGATACGGTTACTTCGTTTGCTGTGCCTTGAATATTAGCTACATAATCACCAGTTGTTTGTGTACCAAGGTTTACATTCTTGATTACAACTGCGCCATCAGTTACGGTAAAGTCTGCATCTGCGAAAGAAGCAACACCTTTATTAGTGGTAGAAGCATTTTCTCCTACAACCGTAATCGCTGAACCAAGGTGAGTTACGTCAATTCCTTCTCCACCAAGAATTGATATTCCGTGGCTAGAAGGTGTGAGAGCACCAAAATCTGTTGTTACAGACTTGATGACTGTATCTTCAAGTTCTACATGTCCTGCTGTGGTATTAAAATCGTCGGAGTTGAAAGAAGCAATACCCTTATTAGTTGTGCTTGCATCTTCTCCAGAAATTGTAATTGTATTATTAGATACAACTGTGTCAATTCCTTCACCTGCTGCAAATGTAAGTGTGTCTGTTAATAGATTTACTGTATCTGCAGTTCCAGATTCTGCTGCAATCGAAAGAGTTGTAGCTACATCTACTGTTCCTGCTGCAGTCAAACGACCTTGTGCATCAACTGTAAATGTTGGAATTTGAGTTGTAGATCCATAAGACCCAGCTGTTACTGTTGTATTATCAAGATCGATTGTTACTGTATTATTTGCATCGCTTGGAAAAGCTGTGAGTCCTACGCCACCAATGACCGAATTGAGTATTACATCTGTAATAACTTCTGTGGAGCCAGACATTGGCATCCATGGGCCATCAGGTGATGCCAGTCCGTTGTAATAGTACATCGTGTTATTCGATGTATCATAATAAATCTGACCTGTGACTGGCGTTGAAGGTGCAGATCCTAAATTTTGGATTCTAGCGTTGAGCAACTCATTCTTGTTGAGGTCTACGCTAACTACGAATTTACGTGCCATTTAAATTTTCTCCCTTAAGACAGATACGCTGTCCCTGAGAATGGTTGTGCCATTGTCAGTGTTAAAGTATTAAGACTATTATAGTCTATTCCCGTTTCTAATATGTCGCCTGCGCTGGTCTTTACAGTTACATTTGGGCTAAACCCTAAATTGTGAGTTATAGCAACCGAATATACACCATTTACTGGTCCTGTGACCTGAGCAAGTTCCCAAGAATAAGATAGAGCTAGTGGTTTATTCAAAATAAAGCTTTGGGCTATATTCCATGTGTTTGTTGCGGAGTCTTTAGGACCCCAGAATCTTGTTGTGACTTTATCAAAATAAAAATCACCTGGTACTCCAAGATTATTTGCGGGATCTCCATTTCCGCTAATAATTGTTCTTCCAGGGGCTCCAGAAGCCCTAACAATAATTTGGGGGTTGTTCTCGTTAATAATTAAACGTGTTGGCATTAGATTGTTACCGACCTGTTCAAAGTTAGATATCCTTCGAGTAAACGAGTTTTATTAACACTTGGATCAATTAACACAATATCGTATGCTGACTTTGGATAAAATAACTTATTTGTTCTTTCTGCTGCTACTGCAATGGAGAGTTTGCCTTCTATAGGGCTTATTGTAATTCCGTCGTTTTCTGTTAGGGTAAAGGCTAATTTCTTGCCGCCTTGGGTATCACGGACTTGCATCTTTGCAGTATGATAATGAAGTTGTATAGGATTGCCATTTTCATCAAGATATTGAATCTCAAATGTGAATGTTGATCCCTGGTCTACCTCAAAATTCTTTTGCGCTGCCATTTATACCCCTAAAATAGGAAAACTCCCATGCTTTATTTTAGCACAGGAGTTATTCCAACTATTATTAAGTTATGCCTTCTTTGTAAATCCAAAAGATGGCTCATTTGGATTAAGAGCCTTAAGGATAACTGGCAGACATGCTGCAATTCCACCCTTAATCAAATCTCCTGGGTCTGTATTACCTGTCATGTATAGAGCAATGGCTGCACCAAGGAAATGGCGACCATAGCTTGCTAACGCTGCTAGAATTTTCTCTTGCATTGTTACCTTTCCATCATTATTAAGATCTTCTTTCATAAAGACCTCCTCTTTCTGGGCCCTGTGCCCAGGAATTTTGGGAATTACCCCAATTCTTATTATATACCTATTATGCGGAAATGTCTACAATCTCACAATTGCCATCTGAAGTACAGGCAAGAGTTTGAGTTCCGCTTGTTCCATCTTCTGTCTCATAGAAAGATAAATCTTCCCAGCGAATTGAAGACGGCATCTTAGCAAGAAGTTCTAGGTATTCTGTTTCCGTAACTTCCTGATATGGAGCCTGCTTGTATGAGTGATCTGAATGGGGCAGGAATGAAATACCTGATACTTCATCAAAGTGCTTATATACCCAAGCACCAACTTCCATCCACTCATCTTCTTTAACAGACACAGTAATAGATGGCTTATGCTCACACCATTCACGCTGATAAACAAGCCATGTATTCAAATGATCAATAGCCGTAAGATCATCACGAACAATTGCACCCTCTGGTGCTTTTACTGGGAATGAAAATACGTAGGTATCGTTTGGCTTCATGAAATCATCTTCTACTGGAATTCCGACTTCCTTTAAAAATGTAGATAGAGGATCTTTCTTGTCTCCACGAACTGTGCGAATATAGTATGGTGAATGCCATGCATGCATTCCTGAAGATACGCCAGTTAACTGTGAAACAGTTCCTGATGGCTTAACGCAGGTAATTGCTGCAGAAGGGTTGATTCCAAGAGTTTCTGCTTCTTCCTTATTCCATGCTCTAGCTATATCTCTAAGGTTATTCAAGAATTTACCAAGGTCATTTATATTTTCTTGTCCAGACATAAACTTATGTCCAAACTGTCCTGTGATGGACACACCAAGCAAACGCTCTTCTTCTGTATTATCTTTCCATACCTTACGAAGATACTTAAAGTCTGTTAGTGTTGATTGCCAAGTACCAAGAATAGTAGCAAAGGCTACTTTTCTTTCAATATCTTTCTTTGTGTCCTTTTCACGAATTACAACTTCAGAAAGGTTGCAAAATTGGTAAGGTCTGAGGATAATCTCTGAGCAAGGGTTGGTTCCGTAATGGATTTCAGGGTCTCTACGTCCCCATCTTGCTGCCTGCTTTTGAGCAGCAGCCACATTGTATATGCCTCGTTCTCCCGATTTAGAATCATATAGGTTTTTCCATTCTGCAATAAACTGTTCCATTTCTGGTTTACGAGAATACGCAACTGAATTATTTGAAAGGGCACGTTGTGAATTATTTTCCCACCAGTTACCTGATTTTGCTGCAGCCATCTCAATGTCATTAATATTAGACAAAGAAATCATAGCAGAACGACGAACTCCGCCAACAACAACGATTTCACCAATCTTACACATTATATCGTGAGCTTCAATAGGTTTCAATTGACGACCTGCTGCTGCTTTAAACTTAGCAATAGTAAAATCAAAAAGATTAATCAATGGTTGTGGTCCTGAAGAGCGGCCTCCCATTGTCTTAAGACGTGCACCTGCTGGACGAAGCTTTGATACATCAATAGAAGGAATTTGTCCTGCCCAAAGCATTGCAAGAAGTTCACGATAAGCCTTAGCCCATCCAGTCTTTGAATCTTCAACTACAATAACCGTTGTAGACTTCTCAAATGATTCTGGGACGGCAGGAAGTTTATTAACGTACTTATACTCAACAGAGAATCCAACACCAGTTCCACACATCAAGATATACATTGTCTCATCAAATGATCGTGGATTGTCTACTGGAACAAATGAACAGTTATATCCTGCAACATGGTCTCTATCTAATGCAGCACCTGCAGTCATTACAGACCGCATAGATGGCATAACGTTTCTATCATAGACAGCGTTCTTAAGTTCTTCTACAAACTTAGGATCTGGAGTATAGTTGTAGTTCTTTGCCAAATGATTAAGCATGAAATTGAAATAACGATCTACTGTTTCACCCCAAGTCTCTCGACGATTCTCTTCTGGAATCCATCTTGCATATCGGGACAGGGCAATAAAATTTTCGTAGGGGTTTTCAATAACTTTTAACATAACAACTCTTTCTCCGCCTTAAACGGTTAATTTAAAATTTGTGAGACTCTAATTCTATCAAACTTTATTTAAAGTGTGAAGACCTATGAAAATTTTTCTATAACTTTTTTAAATGCATTATTGGTCAACTGATCCCAATTATAATCTTCATGAATTTTAGTTGACTGAGCATAATAATAACCTGAATATGCCTGAAAGTTTTCATCTGCTTCTTTCATACGTTCAAGTAGATGTTGATAGTTTGGCTCAAAAACTTTACCTGGATGAACTAAATCCCATTGAGAGTCCACTATTTGAGATTTTAACTTTAATGGACCTAGGTAATCTTTGTAATGTGCCCAATCAAATGTAGAAATTGTTGGCATACCTGTTGCAAGTGCTTGGAGCGGGATGAACCCAAAACCTTCTCCATAAGTAGGATAAACTAAAACATCATGTTCATAGTACAAATTTACTAATGCTTCTTCTGATAAAGTTTCACCTATTACTTTAATATTATTATATATCTTATCTGGAGAACCTAAGATTTTTGCATTCATGTCTATATGGTGTTTAGGATCTCTACTTGCAGCAAAGCTCCATCCAAATCCAGTAGCAATCATATCTTCTGGTTCTAATGTAGGATGATCTATAACTCCGCCAAAAACTCTTGTATTAGTTGATCCTGCCGCTTTTAAGGTTAACTGATACTTTGGATTATTTGCAAACAAAGAAGCAAATGCATCCGTAACTAATTGTCCGCCTTTTCTTATTGATGGTTCTCCAACATGTAAAAATCTTAATACATCAGAACGCTTTCTACGTTTAGGTTTCCATATTGGATCTATTCCATGTGCATAAACACTTACATTTGTATATCCAGCATCTTCAAATACTTGTTTACACCAATCTGATGTAGTCCATATCTCATCAGCTAATTCTAAGTTTCTTTTCCAATCATTTGGAATTTCTGTAGATTCCCAAGGTACATATACAATTTGATATTGTCCTTTATGGAATTTGCACATCGGCGGCTGAGAAAAATTAATTTGAAATTTAGCAGTAGAATCCTGAATTTTTACCTCATGACCTAAATTATTTAAAGATTGAATCATTTTCTGACACGCATGACCGTACCCATGGGCATTATTTCTTAAATTCATTGTAGGTGTAGATACAGATATTTTCATATATTTTTCTGGTCAACCAGCTTGACAGTTATTATCAAGCAATGCTACTATTATAGTCCGTTATCTCTAAAGGAGAAAATGCCTATGGAGAATATCAAACACAAGTTGAGCGACGTGGCTCATTCTTGGACAGCAGTTATAATGATAACATTATATCTGTTTTCAGGGAACCCCGTAGTTCAACTTACACCCGCAAAAGCTGAAGTAATTACTGAAGCGGATGCAAAAACAAAAGCACAACTGAAGAAAGAAACGCTGGAAAAATTCAGCAACACTGTGTACAAGCCTTCAGAGATGCTTACAGACAATGAATTGAAAGATTTACTTGCAGCTGTAGGTTTCGAAGGAAAAGCCCTTAAAACGGCTTGGGCTATGGCCAAAGCGGAATCCAATGGACGCCCTATGGCCTATAACGGAAACAGGAATACTGGAGACAGTTCCTACGGAATTTTTCAGATTAACATGTTGGGAAATCTCGGCATTGATCGTAAAGAAAAATTCGACCTGAGATCAAATGTACTATTATTTGATCCAGTAATAAACGCAGAGATAACGTATTATATGACTAAAGGCGGAATCGATTGGTCCTCATGGCCAAACTCGATTAGCAAAGCTAGGGAAATAGTGGTAGAGTTCCCTACAGAGAAGAAGTAGGAGATTATATGGTTCGGATACAGAAAGTATCACGATACCTAAATCTTTCCGCAGAGGGCCTTGTTCCTAGGATAGATTGTCCAATGGACCAGGGCCTTCTGTTTTGCAACCAAGATTTAGAAGACAATGTTTACCTATATTGCCTCAGCTGCGATTACAAGCGGGTTATAGGCCTTGAATTTTATGATGATATACTAAAAGCATTAGAGTCGTATGAAAAGCGTATTTGGAGTAAAAGTGATTTCGCAAAGTGAACCAAATGCCGAAAATAGTGCAAAATTGAGTGCTTCGGCGAGAATAGAAACCGAATCCACCCCCATACCCGAATTTGATGCCATGGGCAGAGAAAAATTTTGGGAGGATTTGGGGAGGCCTGATGGACAATAACGAGAATAAAGAGAATATCGAAGATAACCTAGATATGGTCAACTATATTATGCTATCTCGCATATACGACGTATTAGTGCTGATAGCAAACAAAATCGTCGGCAGCGATGATGTAGCCAAATTAGTCAACTATCATGATCAAGGATATATACTAGGACCAATGCCTTCATATAAGGCTGAAGAAGACTCTTCAGATCCCGCCTCATAAAGTTCTTGACATAGAAAAAGTATTATTTTACAATAGAGTTCTTATGTGGTTGTAGCATCCCACTTGCTCCCACATAAGATGCATGTAAATGCAGCAAGTCCCATTTGGATCCGCCTCCGAATGGGATTTTTGCTTTATTTATATATCTTTTTAGACCAGAACTTCTTCTTATAAGTTCTTACAAATGAGTTTCTAATTATATCTGTGCCATACTTTTGAGAACTATCTGAAGTCAATAATTCAGATTCCCAGTTATCTCTTTTAAATGGAATAATTTGAGCTATTGGAGTTCCCTCTTCTATAATTCCTTCAAAATCATTTTTTATAAAAAATGGCAATATTACTGGATTAGGATGTAAGTCTGTATCCACTATTCCAGTAAGAGTAGTGAATGGAAGATCAAATCTATTAAATGGATGAGTAAACAAAGAACTATATCCTGGAGGTGTCTGTATTTTCCACATATTTATCCATCTAAAAAATTGAGGATTATACCCTTCTGGAGCTTTAAAATGTCCTAGAACTGCATTATCTTGAAAGTCTACCAAATCCATGGCTGTCTGCCATTTAAAAACAGACTGTCCGTAGTTATCTTTAATGACCATTATTGATGTAGGTAGTCTTACTATATATCCAGATGTAAGTGCATCTATGAATGGCTGACATAGCTTCATGGAAGCATGCACAGTGGACTGCTTTGAGTTAAAAGAGTCTTTATGAACTTTTACGACATCGTGATACTCTTTACCATCCATATAAAACTGAGAAGTATTTTTATACCAATCTGGTATCGATCTTCCTGCGTTTGTTGGTGGCAATTCTACTTTTTCAGTAAATTCATTATTTGGTATAAATTTAATTTTTTTGTATGTCATATATAGATATTAGCATTTTTGTATAAGATAGTCAATGTTACGCCGACTTTTTTATTTTTCTAAGATGTGTACGAGATCTATGACAATTTGAACAAACTACTTCGCATTTTGCGATTTCTTCATCAATTTTCTTTTTGCTGAGAGTAGGTACTAATTCCATGACATTTTTATGCTTCCGACCTCTGACATGGTCAAAATCCATTACATAATATGGATACTGTACCTTACAGTCAGCACAGGGATGTCTTTCTTTATATTCCCTTATATATCTATACAGATAAGCTTTCTGTTTAGCAATTGAGACCTTTTCAGTCTTCATATGGAAATATTGTATCAGATGTTTCATGTGAAACAATATTATTCTAGTTGACTAAGATATTATATACAGTCTATATGCATGATATTTTTGGAATGTATATTCCATAGAACTTTTTCATGCTTATTGATCCAAGCTGAACAAATATCACATTTTCTTGGATATATACAGGTTATTTGCTTCCAGTCATTCTGGATATATTCTTTAGTTGCAAGAACTTTCCTATTGGTAGATTCATGTTTGAATTTAGCCATTGCTTCCGCCTTAAAATAAAAACCCACATAAAAGAATCTCTAATATGTAGTAATAACTAATATTGGCATTCCCAGAACATAATAACCCCTATACCCCTAAAACAGTAATTTTAGGAACCCCGAAAATGTCAAGTTATAAATTCGCATTTCATCGGTTAAAGCTTTATGTCTGAGAATATTCCATTCCCGTCACATCTTGAAGTAGACCCCTTGATATTATCTCCAAAACTCTTCAAGGTCTTAATGGTAACATATGAAAAATTGTTAGGTCAATAGTTCCCGCCAACTTTTTTTTGATCAACTAAAAAATCAAGTTTTCTAAAATGTTAATATATTTTTATTTTGTATGATACACACCTAAAACGAAATCGGACATTTAGGATAGAGCGCACATATCGACCCACGATTGTGGCGCATATCACAAAGTATTTTTTCAATTTGTCTGCTATGTCCGAATTGCCCCCTTGAAAATGTCAGTGGGGTCGTGTATTGTTATAGACATAAGATAAAAACTAAATAAAAGGGTATGAGCCTAGCAAATAATCCGAAAGGTGAGCCTAGCAAATAAGACCCGATAACTACTAACGAAAGGAGCAAAAATGCTCACTCAAAAAACTTTAGATAAAATCGTGTATGAATATCAACACGGGGGCGTTCAAGGTAATCACCCTGAACTAACTACTTATGAGCGTAAGGCTCTGCTAAAGTATCTCTTTAGCCTCCCGACTTATTGCTCTTGTTGTGTGAGGTAACTCACACCGCCTAAGCGGCGTGTCGACTTGAAAAAATTGAATAAATCTGAAATAATACCAATATAACTAAAAGAAAGAAGGTAGCAAAATGAGTGCTAATCTATATAATATCGAAAGCCTACTAATAGGCAAAAACTATCGCTCTCGCTCAGTAGAGGGTGAAATCGTAGATGCTGAAAAGCATCCTAAAGCGGTATGGTATGCCGATGCTGAGGCTTATCTAGTCCGTATCCGTAAGAATGGCGGAGGTTATACCTACCGCACAGTTGCGGTGAGTGTGGCATAAATCACACTCAACACGCCACCGCTAGGCTTGAAAATGTCGGTGGCATAGGATAGCCTAAAGGCATAACAAAATGAAAGGAAAACTAAAAATGCTAAACGCAATAACTAAAATTGAATGTAATGAATGTAATGGCGCAGGATTTATCTTCTGGGGAGATGAAGATAACTACGATGTAGAGATGTGCGAGTGTGGAAGGGAGTATAACTAAAATGGATAGATATTTACTAATAGAACTAGGCTCAGACGGAATTGCCTTTGAAACCGCTCAGTTTGATTTCTACGCTTCATGGCTAGGAATTGGAATTGCTATCGTGTCAGTGGTAGCGTATAAGATTTACAAGAACCGAAAGTAAAGGAATAAATAAATGTATCAGATGTCATGGGAAAGAAATACCAGCGATTACAAATACGAAACAATACAGAGTAATTACTCAGTAGAGTTTGACGAATACGAAACGGAAAGAGATTTATCTCTTGACGAATTACTAGAAAAAGAAATGGAAATCGAGGAAATGGAAATCTTTGGAGAGGTGTTCTAATGAATAGATTACTAACCAGCATTGTCCAATTATTTCTCTTGGCTTCCGTTGTCTATTGCTTCCGCCTAATGTGGGCAGACCTAAAAGCTGATGTGATCGAAACCATAAAAGATTTTAGAAAATAGCGGCGTGTCGACTTGACAGGCCCCCGCTTTTGGGGGCGTTATCCACAGCTTTATGCACAGCTGTGGAAATCCCTGGAATTTTGAGCGTAAGTTATCCACATGACCTAAATCACAAAAATAGTTTTGCGACACGCCCGAAAAACGGGTCAAAATGTCAGTGGTCTATGTTAGGATACTAGGTATCAAGATAAAGAAAGGTGGTCAAAATGACTACACTAAATAAATACGAAATCCGAGAGATTACTCTCATAAATGTTTCTGATGAGGAAGCAAATCAAATCGTCTGCGTTTTCTGCGATGATTACGCTCCAGATACTTTCTGCGGAAAGTGTAATGAATACAAGGGTCTTATGACTCTTGGTGAGTGGTTGTCCTATACAAATGAAAGTTGGTTAGCATAATGAATTTAGATGAATTTAGAAATTATGTTCTCGCTCAGCGAGAGGCTTCTAAAAAAGAAGCGCTTGAAATTTTATCCGCTACTATTAGAAAGGAAAATGAGTAATGGGATACATTGAAATTTTTAGAATAAATGATGAGGGTGCGGGCTGGGTAGATTTATCCGAAGCCACTCCTCAAGAATTATTGGATTTAGAAATCGGATTATTTCAGGAAGGTGCGTTATAAAATGGAAAAGTATCTAATAACTTTATCAGTAAAAAGCGAAACTGATCCTAGCGATTGGTATTTTGGCGATACTCTAATTATTGATGAAGAATATGAAGTTATAAATATTGAAAAAATAAAATAAATATCGGCGTGTCAGCTTGACAAAGCTGGCTGCCGCCCGCAAAAGCATGGGGGCATTTTGTCCTTTATGTCCGAATTTTAAAAACCCCCGAATTTTGTGAGATTTCTCACACGACACGCCGTCTCATTATTTGAGAAATTACGATTTGGATTTGAAAATGTCAGTGGGTTTTGGTAAAATTGCTACCCTAACGAAAGGAAAACTAATGCGTTCTTATTCAATTGTCGATTTACTAATTGACCAATACTATGCGCCAACTTCATTGGCTCGCCGATTCAATGGCGGAATTATCAACTTTGCGGAAAAGCGAGATGATGTTTATTTATCTGAGGGCTACGAAGCCTATTCAATTCGCTTCCGCCCTACGGGTTCGCTTCAAGATAAATGGGCAACTGTTGCGGTTCGGGTTTCTGACTAAATGTCAGACCCCTCCGCTATAATACAACTAACTAAACGAAAGGAAAACTAAATGAATACAACAAAAGAAAAAATTCTAACCTGCCAAATTTGTGAGGGCGCAGGAATTTCTTCATGGTGGGTATCACCAGACGGAGATTATGATTTTGAGTGGTGCGAGTGTAATCCTGAGCACCTAATCGTTGAGGAGGATTTCTAAAATGGAAATCTTTTTTTGCGATAATTGCGACACGCTTGCCACTTTGTCGGTGGTAGGCGATACAATAACAATTCAGAAATGCCAATGCGTTTCTTTATTTACAACACCCGAAGCAGAATAGAAAGGAAAACTAAATGTATAAAATAACTGTTTCTTATGATGAACAACCTGTTCATTACACACAACAATTCGCTGATGAACTAGAGGCTCACAAGAGTTTTGCTAGTTATGTAGATTGGGGATTTGCTGACGAATACTCAACTGTAAATCTTTACACACCTAGCGGAAAATGCTACACGAAATTATTTTATCGTGAAGGCAGAAGGGTCGTAGAAAAATAATGATGACCCGAAAAGATTATGTTGCTACCGCAGAAATTTTGCGGTATGTATCAGATAAAACTCACCCAGCAGTTTTTTCTAAAATGGTTATAGATTTTGCGGAGATGTTCGCAAAAGATAATCCACGATTTGACGCAAATCGTTTTTATTCTGCAAGTAATTACAAAATTCCAAGTTTCAAAAGTTAGAAAGGAAAAGAACAGAAAATGAAATTACCAAATAAAGAAAGAATAAAAAAAGTT